GCCTGTTAGCACTAACTTCGATTCTGTCACCATCCATTACAACATTGATGGTGTGCGCCATAAGGTGACTGGCGCTCGTGGGACGTTTACTCTTACCACGTCCGTTGGCGAAATTCCAACGATTGACTTCACCTTCACCGGCATTTACAACGCTCCTGACGATTCAGCGCTACCTACAGCGACTTATTCAAATCAGGCCACTCCTCTGATCTTCAAGGAAGGCAACACCGATACCTTCTCGCTTCTGTCCTACTCCGGCTGCTTGCAGTCTGTGAACATGGACCTGGGCAACACGATTGTGTATCGCGAGTTGATTGGCTGCACCAAGGAGGTGCTGATCACTGACCGTTCTACCACCGGCACTGCAGTGATCGAAATGCCGACGATTGCGCAAAAGGACTATTTCGCTGCTGCGCTGACCGATGGGGCCTTGGGCAACTTGACCTTCCAGCATGGAACCACTGCTGGCAACATTGTTGACTTTGCTTCGACGGGCATTGATGTTGGAGATCTCTCCTACAGCGACCAAGATGGCATTGCGATGCTAAACCTGCCGTTTACTGCAATTCCTTCCACTGCAGGCAACGATGAGTTCAGTTTGATCTATACTTGACCCAAGGCGAGTGGGGCGAAGGGCTGCATTGCAGCCCTTTTTTTATTGCTGTATAGTTTGCTGGAGTGTATTCCGTTTCATGGCTTTTATTCGCAAAAAGGTCAAGACTTGTAAGTGGCCTGTAACTGTCGAAGAGCCTACAGATGGCGGTGTGTTTGAAGAATCTAAGTTTGATGCTATCTTCAAGCGTGTTCCTCGCTCTGAGTTTCAGAAGCTTGCGGACAAGGGAGACCTTGAGTTGTTGAAAGCCGTGTTGACTGGTTGGGAAGGCATTGAGGATGAGGACGGCAAGGCTGTGCCTTTCTCGCAAGTGACGATGAAAGAATTCGCTGATGATCCTTACTGGATTCGCGGCGTGCTAAAAGCTTATACAGAAACTTTTGAAGGCGCTCGTCTGGGAAACTGAAATCCGCCGTCGAGTATTGGGCGAAGGGCGGCAAAAAGGTAGAGGATAAAAGCGCGGATGACGCTGCTGCATTCGGCTTGAAGCCGCAGCGTCAAGCTGCTCCAGAGGAGGAGCATTATGAAGTATGGGAAGAAAACTGGGAATCATTGATGATGTTCCTGCGCATGCAAACGCAATGGAACGTCACAATGGGAGGCTACGTCGGCTTGAAGTACGAAGTGCTGCTTGGTGCCGGTGGCCTAATGTCCCTTTATGATGTAGATAATCCACGCGGCTTGCTAGAGGACATCCAAGTGATGGAAGCAACCGCGCTCGCAGAACTGAACAAAAAAGATGGCTAAAACTGTTCAGCCTATTGCTATTGAGCTTGGCATCAAAGGTGGTGAAAAGCTTGCAGCGCTGAATAGATCATTCCGCGATTTATCTAAACAGGTAAAGCTTTCAGATACCGATATTATTCAGGCTACGAAAGATGTAGCTAAGTTTGCTGAAGAGGCTGGTAATAGTGAAGCGACTATTAAGGGGCAAATTAATGCGCTAAAAGGACTTCAATCGCAAACAAGTCTAAGCTCTGGTCTGTACAAGACCCTGAGCGGGGATATTAAGGGGCTTGAGCTAACTCTTAATGGAACGACCGAAGAGATTGAAGCGCAAAGAAAAGCAGTCCTAAGAAAAGCGACTGCTATAGGAAAGACTTCAGGGGCGGTATCAAGTTACATAAAACAACTTAAGAATCTTCAGAGTCAAACCAGGGAAGGATCAAAGGCATTTGAGGATATTGCCAGCGATGTAGACACTCTCTCGGTAAAACTTGATCAGCTTAAGGCAAAAGACCTTCAGAACCTAAAAGTCGGCTTCCAAGGAGTGAAAGGCGCTGCTGTCTCTGCTGTTAGAGGTGCAGTATCTGAGTTCAATAAGCTTGCCATTGAATCCAAGGCTGCCATTGCTGGCGTCGCTGGTCTTGGAGCTGCTGGCGCTGCTGGTGCTGCTTTAGGGCCATTAGGTTCAATTCCCGCTGCTATTTCTTCCTCTTTAGGATCAGGCGCTGGCGTTTTATCTGGACTTAAGTCAACGCTAGGAGGCCTTCCTCTTGGCTTTGGTGGGCTGGAGCAAATCGTCAGCCCTGAAGCGATTGCGAATCTTCAGCAAGCTTCGCAAAAGTTTGCTGGGATGCAGTCGGAGCTGATTAAGTTAGATCAAGTTTTTGACACGATCAACAGTACAGTAACTGCATTTGGACCAGGAGCAACTGCCGCTGCTACGGCTGCAACTGTCGGAATCGCTCTTATTTACGACAAGCTCAAGAAAAAATCTGACGAAGCTAAAAAAGATTTAGAGAAAACTTTTAAACCTGTAGGGGACGATGTCCAGCAATTAATCGAAAAGCTAAAACGCTTAGGGAATAGTCTTTCTGATCTTTCTACGTCCAAAATCAACGAACTTAGGGCTTTGGCTCGGAGGGATTTTGATTTTGCCCCGGCTGGCAGCCCCTTGAGCAGAGCAGCCGCTTCAAGGCTTGCTGGGCTGGAGTCTGTGGGCAGAACTGAAGCCCAGGACCAGGCAAATGTGCTTGAAGAGTACAGGCAAAGAGTAAGAGGCACTGAAAAGTCAGTCGATCGTTTAAATGAAAGGCTGAGTTACTTAAGAGAAGGACTGAAAACGGTAGATACTTCTACCAAAGAAGGGGCCTTGACGTATGTAAAGGTTCAGAGAGAAATTAGGTCGCTTGACCTTGAGCTTGACAAGCTTACAAATAGCTATCGCACTGTTGCTGACGTAGCACGCCAGGCTGGCATGTCCATGAGCGTCAGCGTGAATCCGTTCACGGCCTCTGGCGGCAGAAGAAGAGTCAGGCCCGACTATGCTGCCTATGAACAACCGATCGGCCCTGAGGTTTCGCCGGAGGTAGGTCAAGCCGCAGCCAGAAGAAAGAGAGAAATACAAGACCGCATTGAAAACCTTAAAAGAATAAATGCAGAAAACGCCGCCTTGCGAGAGCAAAGGGCAATCGATAGGTCTATCGCCAAGAATCGCGAAAAAGTAAAGGCGCTTCAAGGCATCGAGCGGCCTATGCGTGAAACTAGCGGCCTCTATAAAGAGATCGCGGACATTGGCATGTCTAAAATTTCCGCAGATATTGATCGAATGGGCAATAGCTACGACCAAGTAGCTAATGATATCAAGAATGCCACGAAAGCTTCTAATGGCAGTATTAACAGCCTTCAAGCGCAACGCAATGCCTGGGCAACACTTCGTGCAGGGCTTGACCCCACAAAGGAGAGTTACAAAGCAGTTGCTATTGAGATTGACAAGGTTGAAAGAAAGCTTCAAAAATTAAATAAGCGCCGCAGCTTGTCAGCAGGCCAACTTGCCCAAGCAGCTGGCGCAACAATATCTGGTGGCATTTTTGGTGGACCTGAAGGTTTCCTTGGTGGTGCTATCGGTACTGCGTTTGGTGGTCCCGGCGGTGCATTTGCAGGTGCTGCTATTGGCGCTCAGGTTGGTGGTCTTAGAAGAGAGCTTGGCGGCTATGCAGAGTATGCAGCTCAGATCGAAAAACTTAAAATTGCTCTTGAGGGTGTTGCGGGATCGCAAGAAGAATATAATCGTGCGTTGCAAGCAGCAAGCAGTGTTACCAATGACCTCAATGTACCCCAGGAGGTTGCAATTCAAGGGATCACTCGCCTGACAGCCGCCGTAAAAGGCGCGCGTGGCACAGTGGCAGATGCAGAACTTGCATTCAAAAATATAAATTCTGCAATTATTGCGACTGGGGGCGGCGCAGAACAAGTAGAAGGTGCTGTAACTGCTTTGGTTCAGATTTTCAGCAAAGGTAAAGTTTCAGCTGAAGAGATCAACCAGATCGCTGAAAGGCTGCCTGGTACATTTAACAAGATTGCTGAAGCATCAGGCAGGACAGGTCCTCAACTTGCTAAAGCTTTGCAGGACGGCGAAGTTGGGCTGAATGACTTGATGAAGTTCTTGGTTCAGCTTGGCAGCGACTATAACGCATTGGCCGAGAAAATTGCAGGATCTTCTGAAGCCTCCGGCGAAAGATTAGGTCGAGCCTATGACAAGATGCGTCAAGAGATAGGCAAAGCGCTGCAGCCTATTGGCGCTGAATTCCAGGATGCATTTACAGCCTTTATCGAAGATATTACGCCCACACTTGTCGATGTGTTGCCAAAAATTGCTCAGTTCGCCTTGTCCCTTGCGGAGAATTTTGATGTTCTTGCGGCGGCGGCTGGTGGTGCCGCCTTGGCAATGGGAGGGCTAGCCATTGCCTCAATTAAACTAACAGGAGCTGCAGGGCTAAGTGCCTTGGGGGCATTGGTCTTGAAGACTGCAACAGCATTTGGCGCTCTTACGGGTGCGCTTAAGGCGTCTTCTGCCGCAGCCTTGCTGAATCCTTGGGTTGCTTTGGCCGCTGGAGTTGCTGCCTTGACAGTGGCAATCGTCAAGGGAGTGCAATCGCAGAGAGAGTTGAATGATTTAATTGAAAATGGCGCAGGTAGTACTGAAGAAATTAAAGACAAGATCTCTGAGCTGGAGGATCAATACAAAAAGGCGACAGATAAGCTTAATGGGCTCAACGGGGAGTCTAAGGCGACAGGCAGAAGCGCTGCAAGCCTCAGAAAAGAAGCCTCGCTGCTCAAAGAGCAACTTGAGAAATTAAAAGGCAATTACACTATCAGGCTCAATCTTGAATCCAGAGGGTTTGCTTTTGACGACAAAGGCAGCCTTAAGGAATTCACAGTTGCGGGCAAAGTCTACGACGCAAAAAGCGGAAGGTATCTCCGCGATGTGGATCCTACCCCCTCAGTGTTTGACGATCCAACACCAGAAGACGACAAGACTGATAAAGGCGCCGAAAGGGAAGTGAATCGAATTGCGGCCCTTCAAAGAGCCATTGCTGAATTTGAGAGCAGGAGAAAACTTCTTGATATTGAAGCAAAGATTACAGAAGCAAGACAAGCGCAAGTACTTGCTCAAAGCAGGGGCGATGTTCCTTTGTCAGATTTTATAGATGATAAATTAGTGGCTCTAGAGCTTGAAAAAGCAGCCGCAGAGGAGAGTGCTCGATACGAAGCGAAAGAGAGGGAAATAAGGGAAACAATGAAGGGCCAGGTTGCGGATTTAAGCAATCGGCTTAATATCATGGAGAGCATAAGAGCTAGGCAAGAAGCTGAAGCAAGAGCGTCGGCTCAAACTTTAGACAACGAAACACGCAAGACAGTCGAACTTGAGGCACAGAACCGCCTCATTGCTCAAAGCTTAGTTGACAGGAAGTTTGAGCTTGGTTTTATAACAAAATCTGAATACAATCAATCTTTATTGAATAGGGAAAGGGAGCGAATTAACAAAGAGTTCAGTCGTGCAACTCCAGAGGAAAAAGATCAACTTCTTGATCTGTACAGACAGCAGATAGACCCAACGTTTGCTGAAGGGCTTGCTCAAAACATTCGCAAGATCAAGGCAGAGCTAGAGGAACTAATCAACCCAATCAATCAAGTTACAAGCGCGGCGAATGCAATCGGTACTGCATTCACTGATTCATTTACTAGCGTCATTAATGGCAGTGCAACGACTCAAGAGGCACTTGCTAATTTCTTCCAGAGCCTTTCAAGCTATTTCCTTGATATGGCCGCGCAGATCATCCAGAAAATGATCACGATGGCGATTTTGAATCAAGTCGTTGGCTTATTACCTGGACTGGGATCAAGTGCTTCTAATTTTAATTTGAATGGATTCGGCAGTCTAGCCCCTGATGCAGGGTCTGGAATCTCTGGGTTCTTGGCGGGCGCTGCAGGTATTCTTGGCAATGCAAAAGGCAATGCATTTGATGGCGGCCTTGTCACTAAGCCCACGATGTTTGCCTACGCAAACGGCGGTGTTGGCCGCTTTGGCCTCATGGGGGAGGCTGGACCTGAGGCGATTATGCCGCTACAGCGTGACTCCAGTGGCCGCCTTGGAGTTCAAGCTTCGGGCGGTGGAGGTACTGTTATCAACATTACCAACAACATTAGTGATACTCAGTCCAACTCCAAGGTAAACGGATCACGGGACGGAAAGGCCGCTGCTGATCAATTGTCTAAGCTGATGGTTGCAGTTATTCAGAAAGAGCAGCGCCCTGGTGGTGTGCTTAACAGGAGGTAAGCCATGGCCCAGATGACGTTAGCGACGCTTCAGCTTGAACAAGAATCTACAAAAGACACTTCCTTTCGCTATTTAGAGGGAACCTATGGTGATGGCTACGTTTCTAGGCGTCAAGATGGGATCAGTCCTTTGAGCGTCAGGTGGAAAGTCGTCACTCCTGTTATGCCCGCGTCCGAGGCAGAAGTCTTAGAAGCGGAGATCGCAGCATTAGGCGCTGGATACTTTTCATGGCAAGCTCCTGACGAATCGACTGCTACTAACTGGATTCTTGACCCTGTTGCATGGACAAGGAATTACGTTTCTTGTGATTATGCATCGGTCACATTCACTATCAAACGGTTCTATATCTGATGGCAGCTGATCGGTCGTTTGAATTTAACGCAGACCAACAGGGTCTAACCGGCGACGCCATCATCGATCTGTACGTAATCGACTTACGTACAGGGGTAAACCCTTTGCCTAGCCAGCTTTCTACCGGCGGAGATTACGCCAACGCTTATGCTGTCTGCTACATTAATCAGCCAAATGTTGACTACGGTTTTAGCGACGTCGTAAACGGACTAGGCAATTCAATTTGCGATGACCCCACAGACGCAGCCTTTAACCCAGGCACCGTGGACTATGACAACGCAGATGTAGAGCCAAGAAACCAGATCGCCACTGGAGCGCCGATTAGCGAGGTGTTTTACCTTTGCAATTGGACGCAAACCTCAGGCATATCCGTCAGGTTTGCTGGTGACGTCTACGTTCCAATCCCTATGGAAACGGGGGGTTTTGAAATCAGGAACGAGGGAGTGCCTCCAAACCCAACAATTACT